CCAGTCTCCAAAGTTCTTTAAAGCAGGAGGAAGCCCGTTAAACATTTGCGGGTCTTTCTTTTTGAGATTAGTCTTATTAACTCTAGAGCTAGTTACTCCAAGAATCTCGTCTTTGCTTTTAAGAACGGGTACTAAACTAGAACGACAGTTCCAGTGAAGCGGTGGCTCATAGCTCTTATCACCAACATCATAAATCTTTCCATTGTGGTGTTGACAAATAGGGCTTGTCCTAGAGTCTAAGATAGCTGTAAACATATAGCCTTTAATAATGTCTTTATTTGCTTCCATTACTTTTGCTACAGAAGTTGTCTGTGTAGAAGTAATAGCAGTTCGAGTAAGGGTCTTAGCTTGCACCTCAGTAAGCTTAGTAGTCTTCATTACGTCTTTAATGATTTCGTTTTTGCTTACACCTGCAGCCAAACCTCCTTTAACCTTAGAACTAATACGGACTAATTCTCCTGAAGAAATGTTAGCAATGTTTTTAGAAATACTTCTAGAGCCTTTAATGTTTGGTCCTGCTATTTCTCCAAGAAGTTCTTTAGTTCTGGGCTTCTTTACCCTATAGAAGTCTTTGACTTCCTTATATAAGTTTTCTGATGAAAAGTCTAGTTGAGAAGTTGAGAACTCTTTCAAGCTTGTTTCCTGATGCGCTGTCAACTCTTTCCCGAAGCGTCTAGCTTCTTTTCCGAGGTCAGCACGAAGGTTGCCTCTCAATAAGTCTTTTAGTTTGTTTCTGTGTCTTTTTAAAATCCTACGATTTTGAAGCTGAACACCTTCTTCGTATAGCCGTACATCGCCCATATGGTCCACGATACGGTCAAAAATTCTATCGTTAATATTCATCTAGTCCACCATTGTAGAGTTAGAGGGGGTGTGACTTACTATTAGACCACGCCCAAAGAAGACAGTTACCAACGTTGTAGGCTGGCCCTTTCTTCTCTGGGTGGTGGTTTTCTCTTAATAGTAAATACCAAGCTTTAAATTGCTTGTATCGGTTCATCCAAATCTTCCTAAGAAACGTGCAACGTGATGCACGAAAGGAAGTAGCATGATAGCCATCATAAGGTTTGCACTGGTGTGCATGATAGCAATTCTTAGAGTGTCGCCTTTCGGCAGACCGTCAGAGGCCATTAAGCCAGCTAACCAGATAGTTCCTGTAGTACCAATATTGGCACCTAGAACAGCAGCAACGGCTGCAGGAAGAGGTATAACACCTCCTGCTACAAGACCAATAATAGCCGCTGTAGAAAGTGAAGATGATTGCCAAGCCAGTGTCATACAGATTGCTCCGAAGAACATGTAGATAGGGTTAGCAATAAACCAGTTTAAGTGGTCTATGTTTCCGAGGTTCTTAAAACCACCAGAAAACATCTTTAGCCCGACATAAAAGATTATTAGGCCAGCAACAATTTGTACATAAGGGTTAGACATAGTTAAATTACTTCCATACTGTCATCATTAGGTTGTTGAGTCAAAGGGTCTGTTTGAATCTCCTCTTGAGCTTCTACATCATCATAATCGGCAGGTAAGAAGTCGTTATACTTAGCAATGTTAAGGAAAGTAGTACGTCCGATAATACCGCCTGTATACCATTCGGAAACAAGACGCATAGCACCTTCTCCACCAACCATAGGGGAGAAATCAGCACTAAGTTGAAATTCAATATCATTGCCTGAAAAGTCAGTTCCATATTTCCAGTTAAGCATAAAGGCAATAATCTCCTGCATAGTGCCAGAAAGTTTGGCGTTCATTGTGCCTAGTTGGGCTGTTTGAGAAGCATTGCGGATTTCAAGAGCAACACCTGAAGCCGCTTGTTCTGGCGACAACATGCGAATACCCATTTTAGCCATTTCTTCTACCGTAGCTTCAATAGCTCTGTCCATGTCGGCTAAAGCAGCTGTAGGGGTTTCAAGTACAGAAATATTTTCGTCTTTACGAACACGTAGCCAAGAACCTAGACCTGCATTAACAACATCTGAGAACTCTTCGTCAGTCATATCAGACTGCACGACTGGTGTATAGGTTGCCGCACCGTATAGTAAGTGATTGCGGCGAGACACCTTGTTGTAGAGCGATATCTCTCTGTCGATGATTGGCATTAGTACAGGCTCAACAGGCTCTAGTTGACCGTTAAGAGGCCAAGCAGGGATGCGCTGAAGACGCTCACCAAAAATCATAGGAGTTACTGTGTCGTATTTTTCAAACTTAGCTTCCATGTCATCACGGTATTCTTGTTTTACTTCACCGTTAAGAACTGCTACTTCGTGCATAGAGTCTTTCTTACGGTAGTAATCTAATACTAAATAGCCCTGTTCATCAAGATAGTGGTCACAAACAGTGTCAATATAGTTAGGATGCCAAGGGTTGTCTTCTGTATACTCCTGAGAGATATAACGAGTAACAAACCGAGTTAAGGTCTTTTGACGAGTAATCGGGTGTACTTCTGTTTGGATGTTGATTACATTTTCTGCTTTAATAATTACAGGGTAAGGGCTAATAGACATGCGCTGTTCAGCGTCCATCATATCAAACTCAGCATCACTAACGTTAGGGCGGTCTACATAAACCCAACAACGTGAGGTTTGTAGTTCTTCCCAAATAGCTGAATCTAAGAAGTTAAACATAGAAGCCCCATCAAGGGTAAAGTCTTTCTCAATCCAGTCTTTAGCATCTTCAGGAAGCTCTTCAGGTAAAGCCATTATTGACTGTTTACGAAGCAAAGAGCTAATAAGAACTTTAGCATACTGAGCAGTTAATCCTGGGAGTTCTGCTTCACTCTTATAGAAGTCATACTGTTGTTGTGACATACTAGGAGAGAAAGGAAGTAACAGGTTAGAATAATCAGACATCAAATATTCATCATGAGCCTTAACATTAGCTTCACCTTGAAGTACTGCTCTAGACTTTTTCCACATAGGCGATAATGAATGATAAGAATCACTAGGGTCAGCCACAGAGGTCTTCATGGCCTTAGATGGTTTATTAATCAGGGCCATTAAAGACTCCTTTCATTTGTTAATTAGTTATTAAGACTAATATAAATATATCCTTAAATATGTTTATAATAGCCCTAAAGTATTCGCTACGCTCATTATGGTTAGGTATTTTTAAGTATTGTTTTCAGGGGGATATCGCAGTGCGAATCCTAGCCAATCCCCCCGAAATAGGGCTGTCAAGTAGTTACCTACCTGCCCTTGTATAAGCCTATATCATAATGGTAAGGTATTTTATTCTTTACAAGCCTTTAAGAAAACCAGCAAAGAAAATAAGACCAATTATGCCTCCAACTAAGGTTAAGGCTATGAGACCTATACCTATTCTAAACATAATTGTAGCCATTAGTTTGGCTTTCCTATCTTCTTCTGCTTTCCGTGCTTTCCTTTGTTGGCCTTGAAACCGTACCCAATCATTCCACAAATTAGCGCGACCAGACCATATCATAAACTCTTTCAACTCTTCTTCATTCTTACGAATAGACTCTAATGCAAGAAACTCTTCCATATCGTTGACCGCTTCTGGGTCTCCAAATAGGCTCTTTTTCTTTTTGTTTACTTTAGCTTCGAGGTCTGTTTTTGCTCCGACAAATTCAGCCATCTGAGTTGCAACCCTAGCCAAGTCACCTGTGTTCTGTACAGTTTTCTTGATTACGGCAAATGCTGCGTTGGCAGCGGCGAGTTCTACTAGCATGGCCTTTCACCTCTTAAGCTGGATACTCTTTCTTGTTTAATTCAAAGTGTGGGCCATCAATAAACGGTTTTCTACCTTGACTTTTGCGTAGTGCTACGTAGGTGCCTTTAGCTTCAAAAGCATCCTCATAGGTGTTTAAAGGGGCAAGCCAAGCAGCTCCCCACTTTACGGGTATATCTAGTTCCTTAGCCGCTTCCGCTACTGCATCAGCAACTCGACCGTAGTATTCAAAGTCCCAAGTAACCTTACCGTCTTTGTAGCAGACAACGTCTACTGCGTGACCTGTAAGATGACGAGATTTCTTTGTTTGTGATTTACCACTAGCTACTAGTTGATTTTGTTCATGTTGAGCGCGTAGCCCACAAGTAATTCCAAAGTCTACTGTGCTTAGTTGCAAAGCCCGTTCAAACACTGCAATCAAGTCAGGGTGGACACCCTCTAGTCTTGCTTTAGAACGTCCACCGAACTTAAATCCAGAAACAGGCTTGTCTTTCTTTTTAAACATGCTTGTTAATTTCATCATTACTTTTTCCATTTATCAACCATCTTTTCTCCTGAACGTCCAACAATGTAGCCACCTACACCAATAGTAAGGAGGTTCCAGAGTTCTTTTGGAAGTTCAAGTGCGAATACCTTACCTGTATCAACAAACAAAGCGATGACGGGAAAGATAAGATAATTCATTGCTACAATAGCAGTGATAATAAGCATAAGAATAGGACGCCAAGCGGATGTCAACCAGTTGCCTGAAGCTGCTTCAGTCTTGATAATTTCAGCGCGAGCCACATCGAGGTCTTTAACGTTGTTCATAAGAGCAAAACTAATTTCTTTTTCGATGTTTGCAGCTTGGTCTCTATCAGGGATAGCGCGTTTAACTACGTCACCAAGGATAGGGGTTAGTAAACTTAATAATTGTAACATTTATTCTCCTTCTAGAGAGTCCATATAAACTTTTATAACCCTCTCTGCAAGTTTATCACGGTCCATTGAATGACCGTCAAAGATTTCCATTTCAACTGAGGCAATAGTGCTTTTAAAAGTTGCACCTTGTTTTACTATATCAGCCTTTACCCAACAATTATTTCCTACTGCTGTGTAACGGGCTTGTTTAATATCGCATTCATACATAATACTGTTTCCTAATTAGTAAATTTTCCAACATAAAGGTCAAAAACGCAAGTATAATCACTGCTAAAATCTTCAGTGAGAAACGAGTAAGGCGGGGGGCTGTTAGGATAAGCACAACTCCCATAAGTCACATGGTTGTGGTCACTCATCCACCAATCGTTAGAGTGTTCAAAATCAGCTACAATAGTCCCGCCTGTAGTTGAATTTCCAGGAACATAAAAACAATGTAACGCCCGTGTAAACCATTGCTCACCTTGGCCTGTATAAGTTGTTTCTAAAATAGTAGTTCCTGTAAGATTTATTTTTCCGGGACTCGCATAAGAATTTGTTGAAGAATTATACACAGTTTGTGGGGTTCCTGGGGGTATTACCCCATAGTCTCTTTGCTGCGGATGGTCTGTTGAAGCAACCCCTGTAACAGAAGTCCTATAAACTTCACCCATAACCGTGATAAAATCAGGTTCAAAGCCTACATCAAGAGTAGCAATAGTGCCTCTTAAGGTATAAGCTGTTGGGGGAGTATAGGCGTGATTGCGACCTGCTGCAATAATTTGGTTGTAACCGCCGCAAGGTATGTATCCGTTAAGGGTAGGCTCTAAAAATTGTACAGCATACAATGTGAGATTTTGAAAAGTCGCATTAATTGTAACCCCTAAAGACCAATCAGTAATGTGAGGCATCGGAGTGTCAGTATTAAAAATTTCCTCGTTATTTGAATTCTTTATAACAAGGTTGTTGTTTGCTAGTTCAAAACTCATAGCTTTACTCCTGTACCGTTCCCTGCAGCTGGCCAGCCAGAAATAGTTGTACCTTGCGAAGTAGAAGCGCCTCCAAACGAACCTTCGTACAAAGGGTCGCCCACATTAACTTGAGAAATAATATTTCCATAAACATTGATTCGATAAGACCAAGCAGGGGAAGGCATAACAGGGTTAAAAGTAACCTTGCCACTAGGCGCAATAGCTTTTAACTTCCCGCCTTCTAAATCGCCAGTTGCAGTTCTACATAAATAAAAGTCAGGATTAGTAGCTTCTCGTCTAATATAACCAAAGTCAGTATTCATTTTGCCCTTACCTGCTTTTAAAGAAGTAGGTGTTATTTCCAAATTATCTGTTTCTGATGCAACCGCTGCTGTTGTAAGAAAGTCAAAAAGGTAAACAGTATAAGTTTTAGTTATAGCAGGTAGGCTTTGAGAATGAGTCATGTAAGTTTCATAGATGTTAATATTACTACCATCATTAACTGAACACACTGCTCTTGTACTAGCCCCTACGTTTTGAATTGGCATACCTTGTAAAAGTTGGTCTCCATCTAATTCTGTAATAAACAAAGCCCCTCCACCTTTGTTATGGCTAGTAATATTGTAAGTTGAAGTACCATCAATAAGGTTATAAGTTGTATTGGCATGTTTACTACCAGGAGGAGAACTACTAGCTGTTCTTGCAGGGTGATAGATAGTTGTGGTTGCCTTAACTGCACGCCCTAAGTACGAATACCCTGAATGAAAATACAAGTAGTTTAATTTCTCTATAGCTGTTAACGCTCCTGGAACTGTCAAGTCAGGGTCATCTGCTAGAGAAGCAAATTGAGAGAGTTGAGACTCATCTCCCTCATAAATTATAACACCTGTTGCATTTGCAAAGAAAGTTTTAGACATTTAAATTCCTTACATAATTTACAGTCCATTGTTTCCATCTAGGCGAGTAGGGTTCAATACAACTAGTTCTGCCTATGTAATGGTGAAGAAATGTGTCATTGCCCATATAAACTCCACAATGATTTGGATTGCTATTGTTAAACGCTTCTACCCCAACCGCCATCATAACTACATCGCCCACTCTAGGATTTACAACGGTATCCCAGTTAGCATTTAATTCTGCGTTTGTGTTAAAGGCTGTTGTAGACCAACTGTCTTGCACTCGCTTAATATCATAAGTAAATTCTGGCAAATCAATATTATGCTCATTCTTATAGTAGTCTTGGATTACGGTATAGCAATGCCAACGGGCAGGGTCATACGGCCTTCCTACGTAGGGCGCGTTAGTCTCCCAACTATCTGGAAGAATTAAGCGGGAAACCCCGCTAGGCCATTCGACAAAAAACGTAGGGTCACCAACATCGGGGATATTGTTGATATCTTCACAAGTTTTTATTGCCGCGTACGCCCCAACGGAGTCGCCAACTGTTTCATTAATGTGGAGTTTCCCGTTCTGTTCTTTAACATGATAAACATTATCAGGGGAAGTAGTTCTCCACAATTCCGAAGCTCTCATAAGGAGAGATAATTCTGTTACTCTTATTTTCATAATTTACACCACTATTAATATTTGTTTATTAGTTAAGTCTATTTTAAACTTACCATCTGTACTTTCTAGCTTACCCGCAGTTAACGTTCCCATATCAGCATTTACTGCCGCTAGATTTGTTACGTCCAGCTTTGCTGCGGTTACAGAACCAGCAACCATTAAATCCCCGTCTAAGAACTCTGATTGAGCTGACCAGCTTGTGCCATTATAAATATAAGCTTCAGTAGCATCTGTTGCTTTAATAATAAATCTGTCACCGTCAGTGGGGTTGTAAGAAGTTGCTGTTGAAAACGCACTAGTAATGGCTGATTGGTTTCCTGTGCCGTAAAAAGAAATAGCATTGGTTGTGTCTTCAAACCGCCACCAGCCAGCACCCCTACTTCCTGCAGCACCATTAGTTCCGTTAGTCCCGTCTACACCGTCTGTACCGTCTACGCCATCTGTACCAGAGAATCTAACAAAAGTAATTCCGCTAGTTATAGGCAAAGAAGGCAGAGCGCCTGTGTGAGAGTAATAGGCTGCAAAGTCTTGACTACCATACGTGGTTGTTTGGTTAGTACCTGACGCATCGTCTGCATAAATAACTGTCACAGTGCCACTAGCAACAAGTTGAAGAGTAACTCCTGTAACTTCTACTCGATTAGATAGTCTGTTAGCTACAGACCTAGACCTTACTGAGAAAGTATAAGTGCCTTGCTTCATGCCAAGAACATCAAAAGTTAAACCTGCTGTAGTTCCGAGTTCTTCGTAAGTCGAACCGTTGTCAATCGAAGCTTCAATAACATAATCCTTAACCCCAATATCGTCCGCTGCTGTCCAAGTAAGCTTACCTGCAGCACTGCCATAAAGTTGGTTAGTACCATTAGTGAAGGCTAGATTAGTCGGAGGGGCTATAGAGAAGTCAACGTCAGGAATAGCTGCGTACGCAACATCATCAGCAACGTTCCAAGCAAGAACTGACTCATCGAAGTAATAACACTTAATTCTAACTGAGAAATCCTCGTTAATTTCTGTAGCTTCAACCCTAAAAGTATAACCGTAACCATTTGAGTCTTCAAGGCCAAGAGCATCAGACTTGATATTTATAAGGTCTCCTGGCTCCACTGTAAAGGCTTTACGAGTCAAAGAGATATCGAGCGTATAAATACTTCTAGATTTTCTTACTTGCTGCTCTGCATAAGCCAAAGCGTGATACTTACTAGTAATGCCATCAGGGGTTAAACTAGTAGTTAGAGGGTTCATATTGTCTTCTCTAATGTACACGTAGTAAGGGTCTCCCGCTTGATTTGATGTTGGAGGCCAAGTTACAGAGTCGGGTTTAAAGTTTTCTGCTTCATTATCAAACTGCACTGTTACTTGAGTAAACCTGTCTTGAGCACTAGGCCAAGCTAAACTCACATCGTCTCTGATAATATCATCGTCAGTAAAGTAATGATTAGAGTTAACAAGTGCCAGAGTAGCAGCAGCGTTTGCAGGA